AACCGCGCAACTGCCATTCGTAGTCCTTGTTGTTTATTTCTTCTTCGGTTGCTGGAAACGTCTCCGCAGACCAAGAGGTCTTTATATCTATTATAAGGTCGTCGGCGTTAATATCACACTCGCCCGTTATCCAGTCGTTAGAAAGTCTAGTCTCATTCTTTACGTGGTTAGTAAAAAAGACTTCGTTGTATAGTTCGATAGACTTATCCTCTAGCTGAATCCCTTTACTTAGGTATTTTGAACTTATGTAAGTATTATATCCGTATAGCTTTTGTTTAACTAGGCTCTCTATTTCGCTCTTGCAAGTCTTAGAAAGTAGGTCTGTTTTACTTCGTGAGTTAGTCATTATTTTACCCAGCGAAGAACACCGAATAATCATAACTTAGAAAGTTCTTGCGTTTGCTCCTCAGTTAATTTAAAAGTGGAAATAAGTAGGTCGATAGAAGTGTTACCGCTTTTAATCGCTTCTAAAGCCTTAATAAATCTGTCGTCACTTAATACCTTCTTTGTGGGTTTAGATGGTTTAGATGGTTTACTAGGTACGCTAGAAGCGTCATTATCTACGTCGGTCACTAAGCGAAGCGCACAAGATAAAGAATATCGGCGGTAATAAGTAACGCCAGAGCCGTAGGCTTGGTATTCGTTCATCCCTTTTAAGGTTGCTTTTGGTATTCTCGTAATTGATTCTAACGTTTCGCCAGAGTCGATATGGAAAATAATAGTTTTAATCTCGTCGCCCTCGTCGCACGAGTTAAGTAGTTGCGTGACTCCTAAGCCATGCTTATCGAGTAGTGGGTTGATCACTCCAAAGATAGTAGGAAGGTCAGCGTAAGAGTAGCCATAACCTTTAGTAGCTTTGTGAATTGTTGGTACTTCGTTTTGAAATTTGGCTAACGCCTTAAATAGATTTTTCATAATTATTTATTTTTTGTTAAGTTATAGATTTGATTCTTTAGTTTTTCGATTGAGTCGGTTAAGTCGATTAAGTCAGATTTAGCGGTTATGGCTTTTTGCTTCCAGTAGTTACGCTCTCTAAGCATTAAGTCGAATTTATGCTCCCATTGCTCGATAATTGATTCTTCTGTTTTCATAATTTATTTTTTTAGCAAATATAAGGTTTTTTATTTAATCACTAGGTATTTGTTCGGTTATATGTTTGATAAATTTTTCCATGTAAGTGGAGTAGAACTCTTCCTTAGTCTGTAGTGCAGATGTCTTTTTCCATAGCACAAATAGACTATTCCTTAACCGTTGGCTCTTGGTCTTACCGTTTACTTCTATGTCGACTGCGTCTAGTTCTTTAATCTCTGCCGTTGTTAGTTCTCCAAAAGCCTTAAAATATAATAGACCATTGTTAGAAAGTGCTTTATCTATCTCCATAAACTCTTCAGAGGTTTGCTCTAGTTCGGTAACAAAAGTTAAAGAAACGCTTTTATCGGCTTTTCTATTCGCTCTTGTTAATATACATTGTCTTAGTAGTTTCATATCCTTAATTCATTTCGTTATAGCCCACAATAACCACTATCACATTCGTTAAAGTCAGATTCATTTATATCAAATAAAGTCCCTTGTTTGAACGATTTTTTTACATCAGTATATGATGTTTTATCTTGCCCAGCTCTCCATAAATTTATATTCCCTTTATTTTTTTCTGTTTTTCTAATTATATTTTTATTTCCTTCTTTTGATTCAAACCAATCCATTTTTTCTGGATGCCAATCAAAACGCTTTCTTAATAGAACTACATTCTGATGAAAACACCCAACACAATTATTAATGGGAGCGAAATCAACTGGTTTATCTTTCCAAAAATTATCTATTTGATCTTTATACATATTATCTTCTATTAAAGGGTATCTAGGTTTTTGCCACTCCGTTTCTTTCCATTTATTCCTTCCATTATCTGATTGGCCGATTATATGTTTAAAACTTAAATAATTATTTTTTGTTAATTTAATTGTTTGATTGTTTTTTCTATTTAATTCGTTTGCTCTAAATCCAACTCTCATTTCGACAATTTCATTTATATTTTTTAACCACCATTCAAACATAGGTTTTATTTTTAATGATTGAGTGCAAGTCCGACGCATTAAATTGGGAACATTTCCATTTATACTTTTAATATGTTCATCAAAGGTGTCTCCCGATACCCATTCTATCCTACGCCCAATATATTGTTCTAAATCAATCATAGTTTTTATTATAATATCATCTTCTGCTGTTGCTATAAATGGCTTCTGTATCCTATCCTCAATATACTGGATTACTTTTTTATCCTTAATTGTTCTTTTACCTTCGATTCTAACTAATGAAAAAATGTTATAATCTGACGGATAATTTACCGCTATGTATGCTGAGGTTTTACCTCCCGATATACTATTAACTGTTTTCATAATATTAATTCATTTCGTTATAACCTTCGATTAATAAGTGCTTTACTCTTTCCTCTTGACTGCCTATTAATTCTATTTTGTAGCCGTCGTCATCTTGGTCGATAAAATGTAGTTCAAAATAATCGACATAATTACCGTAGCTTTCTTTTTCGTAGCTATCTTCGTAGGCTTCACAATAAATAAAACTAGCGGAGAACCTCATACCGTTGTCTAGCGTAAACTCTTCATCAAAGTAAAACTTATCTAAACCCTCTACGTCTATTTTATTAACCTTCGTATGAGGGTTTAATAGTATCTCTAAGTTGTTTTGTAGTTGTTTCTGGGTCATAACTTATTTTTTTACCTCGTAATAATTACCGTTTTGCGTTCTTAGAAAATATTCCCAATCTTCTGTGGTGTTATATTCGCATTCGTCAAATTCGTTTTGACTCATTTCTAAGGTTCTGAATTTTGCGCTTTCTTTTCTAATGGTGAAAGTTCTTCTTGACTTGTTTGATTTGATTTTCATTTGTCTATTTTTTTAGTTGTTTTTAAAATGGGGGAATTTCACCCCCTTTGTTGGTTTAGTTTCTTTTTGGATTTGCAAGGTATTGAATTGCATCTAAATTATTAATGTGAGAAAGACCGTTGATTTTTCTGTAAATTTTCAACCCTTCATAAACAGTTTCAAAGTTTCCACCGTTTTTAAATAATCTTTTAGCCTCTTTTGTTAATTCTTGTTTTTGTGTTTCGATTAAGTTTTTCACTTGTCTATTTTTTTAGTTGTTTAATTATTAATTATACACAAATATAATACAATTTTGTTAATAAGTACTATTATTTTAACTTTTTTATTTTTTCTTTATAAATTACTTTGAGTTGAATTAGTTCTGGAATACTATAATGACGCTCGATTAAGCGGTCTTTTATAAGTTGGTTAAAATTATCCTCGCCTATTCTTAAAGGTAGGTTAATAGTATACTCGTTTAGATTGCCGTGCTTATGTTGGTTGCAATGAACGCATTGACCGAAAACGTTTTCCTCTGAGAATCTTAGATTTTTATAACTGCCTACGGGGAAATAATGCCCAGCGTCAAACTTACCCGTCAAAGGTCGGTTACAACTTATGCAAGGCTTATCTTTATCTCTGAGGCGAATGAAGAAATTAAAGACTTTTTGTAATTCCTTCTCATAGTCTTGTTTAGTCTTTCGCTTTTCTTTGGCGACCTTTTTTCTTTGCTTCCACTCCCTCGCTTCTTTCTTTTCCCTTTCTTTTTTAGCGTTTTGCCAGGCGCACTTTGGAGAACACAAATACTGGAGAGGTCTTAATTTTTGGAAAACCTCTCCGCATTCTTTGCACTTTCTTTTGTTTAGTCTCATTTGTCCATAAGCGACAAAAACGACGAGCCTAAATCTTTGTCTATTTCTTTGATTGCTCTGTATATTTTTCTGGAGTTCTTTTTACCTTCTTCTAGTTCTGCTTTAGTTGAGTCTGAGCCTTGATGAGCGTATATTTTAGCGTCTATTCGTAATAGTTCGTCTATCTTTTTTTTGTCGTCCCAAGTTTTAAACGAGGTGATCTTATCAATATCTTTTAAATCGTACATAATTTATTTATTTGTTTCTGTTTTTAGTTTCTCTATGTATAAAGTGGCGTCCATTAACTCTTCTTGAAGATGTGTTAACCACTCGTTTAAGCTGAGGTCGTCTCTTTCCATTGTCTTATTATACTTTTTAATGCCAACCTCTGACCTTTGCTTATATTTGTCAATGACTGATTTAACTATATTGTCTTTCATCTTTGTTTTAAAATTACGGTTTACTTAAATTTGTTAAGACCTTTAATTTTTAAGTTATAGCAGTCGTCTTTAAAAGTCCAAACGCCATTTCCGCTCGGGTCAATTTCACCTTTATTTGCAAAATCTGCCTCTTTAAAAAAAGATTCTTTTGATTTATAGCCTACTAAATAGCATTGTTTATAATCGTATGTTATGTAAGTAAAGAAATAATAGTCACATTTTTGCTTTTTTTGTGCTGCTGGAATACTACAATTAAAAGAATCTACTGGATTATAATTTGTTGCTTTTGTTTTTACATCAATTTTATGTCCATCAATTATTAAATCAAAATCATAAGTTGAATTAAAATCTACCTTGCACCCTTTTTCAGTAAAAATATCAAAAACAATAATTTCACCCAATGCACCTCTAAGATTTCCCTCACCTTTTGTTATTGAGCCTTTCAACTCATTAAACGGATATAGCTTTCTTGCTCTTTCAATTTGTCCTTTTGAGATTTCTATTATCTTCATAGGTTTTATCTTTTTAATCCGTAGTAACGCTAGTCCCGTAAGCCGTATAATTAGGCTTTAATATTTTTACATCTTCACAAACTCCTAGTTTTGGTTTGTTGTTTACTGGGTCAATAAGAAAATCTATTGAGTTTGTATAGCGTTTGTGCATTGTATCGTGTATAGTCCACATTCCGTTAATTTGTGGACAAGTTTTAGATAGAACCAGTATTGTATCGCCAAACTTATATAGCCCTCTGAATCCTTCTTCGTGAATACCTTGTCGGTACTCGTC